CTTATTCACTATTTTTGTTCTAGTTTTGTTCTAATGAAGGGTAATATGGCATCTTGGCTAAAAAAAGTTATCTCCAATGGGTTTTTACCCATTCCTTATCTGATTCGTGTGGGTTAGGATGGCCGTGAAAAATAGCAATCTTGGCGTTAGGCGATTGTTCAAAGTTCATACTCTTTTTATGAAATCGAGTCTGGCTTCTATCTAGCCATTTATAAGATTGTGTCCAATCATCAGGATATAATTTCAATATGGGTTTATCTCTTATTAGATCAGTAATTACGTTTTGGTCACCTTGCATTTTTTTCCATTTAGGTCTATCATTCATATAAGGTTCCCATATTAATGACGAAGCATTAACATTGTTCCATTTCATTACACTTGAATTATACCACATATGTGGTTGGCCAAAATCTCTTATTATACCAAAAGAATTATCATCACCATAATTTATAAAACAATCTATATTTTTAAGTATTACTACATCTAGGTCTAAATAAAAATTTACACCTTTTAAGTTTGTATCAGGATTAAACAATTGTAATTTATTCCACCAGCCCTCCATATCGTGTCTTGGAAAAGACTTAAAATGTATTTTACCTGTAACTAAATCAAATAAATTTACGTGATCAGTAAAACAATAAAACTCAAAAGGTATTGTAAGGTGTCTTTGCACCATATTATACAATTTTTGAACGTAGTCTGGCCTATACTTGTTACCATAATACACACAGCAAACATTAATCATTTTTTTGAACCTTTAATGTTTTATAGGCCGTACCATTGGCCATCTCATCAATTGTAAATTGATTTTCTGTTACATACTTTAACCATTCTTCTATCGTTTTTCGTCCTGATCTAAATGGTTTTTCTATAAACTTTAAATTATGTGAAGCAATTGGTGCCACAACATTTGTTTGACTACAAATAACAGGTACTTTATTCAATACAGCATCTACGGCAGATAAACTCATATTTGTAATTAAACAATGACAATCTTTTAGTTCATTCTGAATGTCTGTATTCCACCATTGATTACCAGGCCTTGGCTTATTTCTGACTCTTATTTCTCTTTGTGTGTATTTTTGCAATTCACTTGTTACCATTTGTATCCAATCGGCCTGTGTTACACCATTAATGTGGTAAGTAACTGTTTCGGATGAAGGACATAATAATATATGTTTAGTTTCACCTGTGTACCAACCTTTAAACTCGGCATCTATACCTTTAGCTCTAATTTCTGCTAATCTATGGCCATCTGTAACCTTACCTCCTGTCGTATGTAATTTACCTTTTACAATTCTAAAGTATGTATTATTTTTATTCACAATTCTTGGTTCAGGATATCTAACGATTTGTTCTGTCAAATAACCTACATCTACATACCACCATTCTTCACCTTTGGCCATTATCTCTTTGATCTTTACAATATTATTACCACCTAGACCCCAAAAGAAGTGAACAGGTTGATCCGTTTCTGGCCATCCTTTTTGTAATGCCGGCCATATCTGGTGGGACAAACATTTTGTCCAATTCATAAAATGAAAATTATTCATTTGTTTTTTAACCTATTCCAAGCAAAGCCATTTTCTATTTCACACATTGTATATTGATTTGCTAATAAACTATTCATCCATTCTTCTCTATTATCAGGATAAAAAGGTGTTTCTATTAATGATAAATTCGTATATGATACTGGCACAGCAAAAGACATATTATCACAAAATGATGGCACGCCATTTATTATGGCATCCACGGCAGCCGTAGATTGTGAGGTGACCACAGCCCAAGCATTTTTAAGTTCTTCCATAAATGGTGTTCTACTATCTTTTTTTCTTACTCTTATTTCTCTTTGAGTGTATTGTTTAAGTTTATTAATTGTATCTCTTTCCCAATTTGTAAAATCATACCATAGATTAACGTGTTCTGATGGTGGTAAAACTAATATGTAATCGCCTTTTTTAATCCAAGGTTTGATTTGAATATGTTTTTTAAATTTTACCAATCTTTCTTTATCAGTGGTATTCAATTTATCTATATAGGTTAACATCATACCGTTCTTTGTCAAGCGATATATTCTCTCATTAAATATAGAGTTTTTACCGTGTTTTTGTTCTTTGAAATAGTAAGCGTGGTCAAAATGATAATAAGTATGATTAATTTGTTGGCACTCTTTGATTAATTCACCTGTGCCTCTTAATATACCAAATACAGCTATAGGATGTTTTGTTAAATCTTTTTTATTAAATGTAGGCCAGTTTGTTTGTTCATACTGTTCTACACTTTTTAATTTTTTATGTAAAATTCCATTGGCACTTTTTACAAAAGGCCTTATTACTTGATCCGTAAGTTCTCTTGTTTCAAAGCCTTGTATCATTAGAGTTGTATTTTTACGGTATTTGTATATACATTATACCACTCACTTGAATAATCACAATCAGCATAATCTTCAAAATATGGGCCACCTTTTGTATAGTGAACGTTCTTAACTTCTTTTTTGTATGGATATTCACCGACTAACCAATTCCATTCTAATGGTAATGAACCTATTAGTTCTTCGTTTTCTAGCCATTTGAATTGATGTAATTCTAAACCACTGGCCTTATTCACATAGTCTGGTGTTAATGTAGTACACTTCTTACAATTCATTAACATAAAACTTGACCAGTTCTTTTTAGTATATTTTGTTTGTATTTGACCTAAAAACTTTGTTTCTTCTTTAGGTACATAATCGTGTTTACATACTTGAACAGCATACTTGTCATCTCTTAATCTCCAGAGTTCTGCTATGTCGGCCATCATTAACATATCACAATCCATAAACAAAGCCCAACCTTGATAGTTCATTAAGTGAGGTATTATAAATCTACTAAATGAAAATTCTGTTGATGATAAACTATTTCTTTCTCTTACAAAGTCATCTTTGATATTTGGTAAATAGATTGGTGTAATGGCCACAGGTTTTGTACTGTGTCTTAATATACTTTCAGATAGTACGTGATGTGCTATCTTTTCTTTACTGTCGTATCCTATAAAAACGTTTATCATACTTTTGTTCCTATTGTTCTTCTCACTATATCATTATGATTAAACTCGGCCCAATATAATTCAAAGGCAACTCCATTTTCTAGTCCTTCAAATTGATGTATTTTGCCAGGTTTAACTTGTGTAAAATCTCCGGCTTCTAATATAGTTTCATCAACCAACCCTCCTTGATCGTCTTGCCAAACTCTTACTAACATTTTACCTGATTCAACATAAAAACCATTCCATTTAAATTTATGTTCGTGTTCAGAACATTTATACCCTGCTTTAAATTCTATTCTATGAAACTCTAAAACACCATTAGAGTGTATTAGTTTCGTATTACCCCATATTTTTCCAGCTTTCAATATTTTCTTCCTTTCAAGTTTGGATTAAAATTTTTAGATTCAGCACTAAATCCTTGTGATTTTCTTTTAGACCCTTTAACGTGATCGTATATTTCACCTAGTACCGATCTGGCCTGTACGTGGCCTTTTGCTTCATCACCTATGTTTATATTTGAAGTATTATATTCTTTTTCAAATCGTATTCTTATTAAATCCCATATGTAACTATCGTGGTATTCTTTTTCATTATATATTAAATCTTCATTATACATTTTTTTCATAGCTTCAAAATAGTTTTTTGTGTCTTTATGTTTTAAATTCCAAGATAAAAATCCACATTCACTATACATACCACCTCTACCCAAATAAGTCATCATACTATTCTCTTTATATATATGTTTGGTAATAAAGTCTATAGTTAAAGGATTATGAAATACACTATCGGCATCTACCCATATTAATATATCATAATTATTATCATTTATGGCCTGTAAGCCAGATTCAATAACACTATACACTTTGTAACTAAATCTAACTCCATCAACCCAAAAATCTTTAACAGGCCTATTCTTATTTCTTTGTACAAAATTCTTACTATCTTGTCCTAATTCTATTACTTTAAAATCTTTATAAGCTATATTAAATTTGTTTTCTGAATATATTTTTAGATCAAATGGCCAGTTATAAGTTTTTAAAAACCTATGAGCATATTCATTAAATAATTTTTCATTAAAAGATGTTATTACTAATACTTTCATATTATTCCTTAATATATACTTTCTTATCTTTTTCTTTATATTTACCAGCAAATCTTATTTTTATTTGATTATACTTAAAACTGTTTGGAAAATATTTTTCAATGTTACTAGTTAAACCATCAACAATAATAATATATTTGAATTTACTTACATTAATATTTAAAAAATCAGTAATCAAATTAGAATAATCATCCAACTGTATTTTTTTTGGTTTTTTAACACCTTTTATAATATCTATATTGGTTGAACTATCAGGTAACCAGTGTCCAAAAACATCTTTTACTAATAATAAATCTGCTTTTGGTAAATCAATAGTTTCTTTACATAAAAATTTTATATTATCAGTAGTATATTGATTAGCAATATTTATTGCTGTTTCAGATACATCTATACCTAGATACTTTATATCGTTTGAAAAGAAATCTTTGTATAATTGAAAGTCTCCACAACCAAAATCAACGATTGATTTAATATTATTTTTACTTAAAAATTCTTTTAAAAACAAAAAATAGTTTTTATTGTTTTCTGGAAAACTTCCAGGTCCCGATAACGATACTGGATTATCGTATAGGTTAACAAAAACTTTGTCTTTATAAATTCTTTCAAAAAATTCTGTTAATGTTTTTTTCATTTATATACTCATATTAAATAATTTATACCAAGAAGCAAACATAATTACAATAAACAATTCTTTTTGTGATGTTAAACCTATTGGTGATTTGCCAAGTTTATAATATGGTGCAAAATCTCTATTATTAAAATATCTATTTTCAATATCATTACCGTTAATTTCAAATATATCCATAATCTCTTTATTATTTAGTAGTGATCTAAAATAGTCTTTCATAGATGAATTGTTTTTAGCTGGATGAGCTTTACTTCCTACCATCCAATCATCTGTAGGTGAACGCCAACCTGATTTTACTTTATTTACAATACTGTCTGGCAATTTATTTTTATAAGCTGTTCTAATTAAATGTTTATTAAAAACGGAATGATTAATATATAAAAAATCATTACTTACTTTTTCTCTACCTGGAATACTTCTTATAAAATCTTTAAAAACATTGCACATCATAGGAAATCTTGCCTCCATACTAAATGCCATACCTAATTTATCATTACGTATTAAAAAATCTTCTGATAATACTTGTAAGCATTCTATATACATAAAATCATTTAATGGATCGCCTGTCAATTTACCTTTAGGCAACCAAGACATTAGATATTCCCACTGTTCATTTACCGATATATTTAAATCTTTATTCTTTAAACCTTTATGACCTGATCTTAACATTTCTAATTTTTTTTTAAATGTTCTATCATCTTTTCTTAATATGGGCACTTGATGATGTTTATATCCAGCCAATAACTCATCTCCACCATCACCACTTAATGTAACTGTCATTCCATTATCTGATAGGAGTTTATTTGTGGCATAATATGCTGGAAAACTTTTACCTTGTCTAGGTTCTTCTAAAGCTAAAACACATTTTTCTAAATTATCAATCCATTCTTGTTCGCCTATTAACACTTCTTTGTGATTTGAATTAAACTTTTCTGATAACATTTTTGCCAAGTTAGCATCTTCATTATAATTACTATGTTCGTGTGGTTCAATAAATCTAGTAGAAAAAGTATTTGGTTTTGTTTTTGATGAATTTACTAATTCATAGAATATAGATGAGCTATCTAATCCACCACTTAAAAACAAACCTATTTCCCTACGACCCATAAGAGTCATCTCAACGGCCTTTTTTAGTTTTTCTCTTATTAAATCTGGTATGTCTTTTACGTTACCATCAAAAGGCATTATTCTATCATTGTTTACATTTGTTGAATGTTTAGTATTTGTAGTAACATCAATTTCTATAATTTCACCAGGTATCAATTTATTAATTCCTTCAAACATAGTTAAGTAACCAGCAACCAATCCTGAATGATAATAATGTTTAAATCCTTCTTTAGAAACTTTACGTGGAAATCCTAATGATAATATACTTTTTATTTCTGATGAAAAAACAAATCTATTATTAAAATTACCATAATAAAAAGGTTTAGCACCATTACTATCTCTTGCTATAATTAATTTTTTAGTTTTCTTATTATAACAAGCAAAGGCAAACATACCATCTAACTTGTGTATAAAACTTTTACCATATTGTTCTATACCAGCCACCAATACTTCTGTATCTGTGTTAGTTTTAAATGAATGATTTATTGTTGATTGTAATTCTTTATAGTTATATATTTCTCCATTATAGATTAATACATAATCATTGTGAAACCAAGGTTGTAAAGAGGCCTTTACTTCATCTACTATTGACAATAGATTATGACCTAATGTAATATGTTCATCATTCCATTGTCCATTACCATCAGGACCCCTATGGTGTGCCTGTTCTATCATCTTTGACATAGACTCTTTTGAAGGCCAAAATATACCGTGAATAGCACACATATTATTCTTTTAGATTACTCCTTAATAATTCAACGTCTGCTTTAAAATATCTATCACTCTTTTCCCAAGAATGTTTATCAAACCAAGTCCATTGTCTTGATTTTTTACCAGTAGTGTCTTCAGCATAATCACCTTTAGGATGTCTAAACAATACATCTACTACTATAAAACGGCCTATAGTTTGACCTAATTTTACTAAGTATGTATCTCCATATCTGTGTAAAAATTGAGGAGCATAAAAGAAACCTAATAGATTAAATACTGTTCTACTCATAGCTGGAAAAGGATGTTTGCCTCTTTCATCTTTTACACCCATAAAAAATATATTATCTTTATTATATTGTATAGCTGCCTCTTCCATTTTAACGTCCCAACCTTTAGCAACTATACCAGCATCATCTCCCATTAACATTATTATATCGCCTTTGCATTTGCCAGCTAATATAGTCCACATATGTCCTGTAAAAGTAAATTTATCAACCATATATTCTTTGTGATTAACTTCTTTAAATAATTTTATATAATCATCTTTTGAAGTATCGTCATCTTGTATGTAAAACCACAATTCGTTTTGATTGGTTTGTGTATTACGAAAGTCATTAATCATTCTTCTTACGTTTTCTACACGGCCTCTGGTTGGACAAATTAATGAAATCATTTATATCTACCTACTATTTCCCCTATAGTTTCTCTTAGTGTATATTTTATTTCCCAATCAAAATGAGTATATAATTTACCGACATTTGAAATATACCATTGATGGTCACCTATTCTATTTTGTTCTTTAATAGTATAATTCATTTGTACCTTAGTAAAATCTTCTATAATACTTATTGCTTCTAATATAGAACAACTATTATCTCGGCCTCCACCGATATTATATACTTCGCCATTTTTAGGTAATTCATAAAAATTCCAAAAACAATTTACTAAATCATAACTATGTATATTATCTCTTACTTGTTTACCTTTGTAACCATATATTGTATATGGTATCTTTTCAATATTTGCTTTAACTAAGTAATTTAAAAACCCGTGAAGTTCAGCACCAGCGTGGTTGGGGCCAGTTATACAACCAGCTCTAAAGATACCTGTTTTTAATCCTATATTTCTACCATACTCTTGTGCTAATAAATCGCCAGCACATTTAGATACACCAAATAAACTGTGGGTTGAGTTATCTATAGACATTGTTTCATCTATACCATAATAATAATTATGAGAGTTATCTATTTCATATCTTGTTTCGTTTTCTTTTAAAGGTAATCTGTTTGGTGTATCACCATAAACTTTGTTTGTAGACACTTGTATAAAAACGGCCTGATTGGAATGTATCTTTGTAAGTTCTAACAAATTCAAAGTGCCTGTAGCGTTTATATTAAAGTCTGTATGTGGTTCTTTAATGGCCCAATCGTGTGAGGGTTGAGCAGCAGCGTGTATAATCAAAACTATATTCTTACCATATTCTTTAAATATTTTTTCTAAACCATTGTATGATCTTATATCTACACTCTTATGTTTATAACGGTGTTGATATTTTAATAATTCTTTTTTAACATTTTCTGTACTGGCTTCTTTACCAAAAAAATACTTTCTTCTGTCATTGTCAACACCTACAACATCTAAACCTTTATTAATTAAAAATTTAACAGCTTCTGAACCTACTAATCCTTGTGAACCTGTAACCAAAGCAATCATTTAGGAATCCTTGTATGTTTAATATGTGTTAATGATTTTATTAATTCTTTATCTTTTCTTTCTTTAACAAAATATCCTTCTATCTTTTCATAACCTTTTTCTTTAGCCCATAAAGCACGCTTGTTACCTAAATGAACATATAAACCTTTTTTAAGTTTATTGTCTTTATCTTTGTGTTGAGGATTTTTCGGTAATATTCTGTCTATGACCCACTGTTCTGTTTCATCTGTTACAACTATAGGATATAACATACCTGCTTTTTCAAAACTATCAAAGTAACCAAACTCTTTCACTCTATTTTCTAGCCAGTTATCAGGTGGTATTGTAATCAAAGATTGAACATCAAATAATTGTAATGGTATTTTTATTTCTGATAAATAATTTTTAGCTTTTAATATTTTCATAACCGGCCTTTGCTATATAATAAGCGTCAATAATATCTGTAATTGGATTGTTAAGTGTGGGTATATCAAAAACTTTCATAAGATTTGTGCCAGTATCGTTTGTAAACTGTTCATACATCTTTTGTTTATCAGCATTACCTTTGCCTGTGGCAAACTTTTTAATTACACTTGGTACTAATATCTTATAGTCATATTCTTTTAATCTATACTTTAATATGCCGCCGTTTTCTGCTATTTGAAATACAGCTTGGCCTTTACTACCAAAAGAATATCCTTCAATAAAAATTTGTGGGTTCGTTAATTTGTTTATGATTGTTAATGCCCAACTTGATAGATTGGCAAATCTTTCTATAGGATTTTTATATTCAGTATGTTCTGTGCCTAATATATTCTTCATCATATTACCAATATGTTTCTTTTTACTTGT